GATACAGAAATAATGGAGAGCGATCAAAACATGGCTAGTTTTGTTGGTGTTCGTAATTGTGATACCTCAATAGAAATAATAAATCAATGGTTAGACCTTTGCATAAAAGAACATCTCATTATGGATATGTCTCCACAAGAAAATGAGTTTCAAATGTTCAAGGATCATCGTCACGATCAGACCCTTCTAAGCCTATTAAGTAAAAAATTAAATTTAGAAACTGTCACTGACCCATCTCAATGGGGTTTAATTCATAAACAAACAACTGAAGAAGATTATTTTATTAATCATCATAGGAGGAGAGAGTAAAAATATCTCTAAACTAAAACTAATTTAAAAAATGGATAAAAGCACAACAAAAAAAATAGTTATTACTGGTGCGAATGGTTTTTTAGGACACCATTTAACAAAGAGATTAAGGGGTAAATACAATTTAATTACTCCGAGTAGTAGCGAATTAGATATTACCTCATCTAAAGATTTTCATGGTTATCTCTTTTATCACCAGCCTGATTATGTTATTCATTTGGCTGCTGCTTGTGGAGGTATTGGAGCAAATCAAAAATCTCCAGCAGACTTCTTTTTTAAGAATTCACAAATGAGCTTGAATGTTTTATCAGCTTGTCAGAATTTAAATATTAAAAAATTGATTACATTAGGGAGCGTTTGTTCTTATCCAAAGTTCACTCCAGTTCCATTTAAAGAAGAAGATATTTGGAACGGTTACCCTGAAGAAACAAATGCTCCTTATGGGATAGCTAAAAAAAATCTATTGATTGGTTGTAAGGCTTACAATAATCAATATGGCAGTAATTTTATTCATTTAATCCCAGTCAATATGTATGGAGAGCATGATAATTTCAACCCTGAAAAGTCTCATGTTATTCCAGCTTTACTGAAAAAGTTTATTGAAGCTAAAAAAAACGGAGACACTTCTGTAACTGTCTGGGGAGACGGAACTGCTTCTAGGGAATTTCTTTATGCTGGCGATTGTGCTAAAGCTATAGAACTTTCTATAGAGGGCTATAACTCCCCAGATCCTATGAACATAGGGACTGGAAAAGAAATATCAATTAAAGATCTTGTTGGATTGATCAAAAGTGTTGTCGGTTACACTGGCGAAATTAATTTCGATACCAGTAAGCCTAATGGTCAACCTCGTAGATGTTTGGATACGAGTAAAGCTGAAAAAGAATTGGGGTTTGTTGCAGAGACAAGTTTTGAAGAAGGTCTAAAAAAGACTTATAACTGGTATATGGATTTTAAATCATAATGAAAAAAGTATTAATAACAGGCATCACAGGCCAAGATGGAAGTCTTATGGCTGATTATTTGCTCAAAAATACAGAGCATATAATCGTCGGAGGAGTAAGGAGGTTGAGTGTAGAAAATCACAAAAACATTAAACACTTAAAAGATAATCCTAGATTTTTTCTAATTGATTTAGATGTTACTGATCCTCAAAATACAGAAAAAGTAGTTTTAGAACATAAACCTGACTACTTTATTAATTTCGCAGCTAATTCTTTTGTTGGTAGCAGTTGGGATATGCCCTTCAATCATATGCAAACTAACTGTATGTCTGTTTTACATCAATTAGAAGCAATTCGTCGCCATTCCCCACATTGTCGATATTACAACGCTGGAAGTTCTGAAGAGTTTGGGGATGTGGTAGAGTCTCCACAGACAGAAAACCACCCTTTGCGCCCCAGAAGCCCATATGGAGCCTCTAAGTGCGCTGCTAGGCATTTAGTTAAGGTCTATAGAGATTCTTATGACATTTATGCAGTTCAGGGATGGTTATTCAATCATGAGGGAGTGAGAAGAGGAGAAGAGTTTGTTACTCGTAAAATTACTAAAAATGTGGCTAGAATTCTTGTAGATTACGAACTAGGCCGACCCACTAAGCCTTTACAATTAGGTAATGTGGATGCAAAAAGAGATTGGAGTGATGCTGAAGATTTTGTAAAAGGCGTTTGGTTGATGTTAAACCAAGATAGAAAAGATCCAAAAGAATATATTCTATCTTCCGACGAGACTCACACTATTAGACAGTTTGTGGAAGAAGCTTTTAATTTTGCTGGATTTCACAGAAGCCAATGCAAATGGAAAGGCAAAGAGTTGGAAGAAAAGTATTTTCACGGCTCTGATGTTCTTGTGGAGATTAATAAAGATTTTTACAGACCAGCGGAAGTTGATTTGTTATGGGGAGACTCTACAAAAGCTAAAGAAGAACTGGGTTGGGAGCCAAAAACTAATTTTTTCCAGCTTGTGAAAAAAATGGTTGACCGTGATGTAGCGGCGGTTTACCCTTACCCGTGAGCAAAAAAAAGGGTCCGAATAAAAGAGAAATCTTATTTAGATTACTAGACGTTCCCGATAAAGGAAGGAGACCTTTCTTCGCTAGGGAAATGAAAATGCTTAACGATCTTTGTGATCGTTACTCACAAGATTTCATGGCTATTGTCTACTTTGATAAGAAGTTTGACTCTTTAGCTTATCTTGTCAGCGACAAGCTTAAAGAAACTCTCGACGAAAAATTCAGAGCTTTCAATTTTAAGGTTGACTTATCTAAGTATAAGACTTATGATATAGGCGATAAGTCGGGGCAAGATGGCAATGTGCTTCGTAAAACCAAAACAATAAAAGACTTTTTAAATGAGTGATAACATAGAACCAGAAAATATCCTTGGTAATTTTTTAAAAGCAAACAAGGACGATCATTTTAATTTTGAAGACACTGTAGAATATAAAGTTTCCAGTGGTTCCTTGCAGTTAGATTACCATCTCGCAGGAGGCTTCGGTCCTGGGTTACATCGATTTACAGGAGTTAATGAAGGAGGCAAAACCTCTGAATCTTTGCAGGTTATGAAGAACTTTTTAACAAGTTTAGATAAATCTAGAGGTGTTTATATCAAAGCAGAAGGAAGGTTAGGTCCAGAAGTAAAGGAAAGATCTGGTATTAACTTTGTGTTTTCTCCAGAAGAGTGGGTAGATGGAACTTGTTTTGTTTTCGAGAGTAATGTTTACGAAGCGGCTATGACTCTAATCAGACAGTTGATTACGAATAATGATGAAAAGATTAAATATTGCTTTATCTTAGATTCTGTAGATGGTTTAATTAAGAAGGATGATTTAGCGAAAGGTTTTGAAGAGAGTAGTAAGGTGGCAGGTGGTGCGGTCATTGCTTCTGATTTTTGTAAAAAAACTAGCACTGCGTTAGGCAAAAGAGGACACATGGCTATTTTCATCAGTCAAGTCAGAGCAGATATCAAACTAGATCCTTATTCAAAAGCGCCTGTTCGTCAGACTACAGCTACAGGAGGCAACGCGTTATTGCACTTCGCTAACAATATAATGGAGTTCGAACCTAGATTTAAGGGTGATTTGATTTTGAAAAATCCAACTGTAAAAACTATAGACTCTAAAAAAAATCCAATCATTGGCCATCAAGCTAAAGTGACGATTAAAAAATCCGCTCACGAAAATACGAATATGACTATTTCTTATCCTATAAAATATGGACGTATTAATGGCACATCTATTTGGGTCGAAAAAGAAGTCGTAGACTTGCTATATGCTTGGGAGTTCATGCAGAAGAAAGGAGCTTGGATTAAACCTACAGAAGATTTTTTAGATTTATTAAAAGAAAACAAATTTGACTTCCCAGAAAAAATACAAGGAGATAATAATTTATTTAAAATTATCGAAGATGATAAAGACTTGTGCGAATTTTTGATCAACTATTTCAAAGAACAAATTGTAGCATGAAATTCGTTGACCGATACGGCAAAGAAAGAAACCTTAAAAATGCAAAGAAATATTTAATTGATTGGGAAAAACCTAGTAGAAGTAAATTTCAAACTACTGTAAAAAAATTCTTGTATAAATACTGGAAAAATGACATTGTTTTCGAAGAGTTTCGTGTGGTTGGCAGCAGGTTAACTTTAGACTTTTATAATGCTAATAAGAAAATAGCCGTAGAAGTTCAGGGAGCGCAACACACAAAATTTGTTAAGTTTTTCCATAAAAACCATTTTAAATATGCTGATCAACTTAAAAGAGATGAGCACAAATTAAACTTTTGCAAGGCTAATGAAATTCAGCTAGCAGAAATTTATCCAAAAGACGAAATCCAAGCTTCTTTGTTTACCGAGCAAGACATTTATTTATGAATTTACCAGAAGGCAGTGACAATAAGGAATTTTGTATTCCTACAGAGATGGTCGATAAGCTTTACGAGCTATCGGGCGGGGCTGATAAATATAAAGGTGTCATTATGGCTGTTTCTTCTGAAAATGGGAAGCCACTTATTTATTGTAAATTTGATTGTGGTATGACGGAATTTGCTCTAACAAAAGCTTTGGAAAATCATTTCCAACATGCACCTAACGAAATAATAGAAGAGGATTAATGATATACAATTTTGAACTAGAAAAACAGTTATTAGCTGGTCTGCTTAAAGAGCCAGAAAGCCTTGCGGAGATTTCTAATTTCATTAGTAATTCAGATTTCTATTCTAAACAGAGTTCGTTACATTCTGCCATCTTTAGGATAATCCAACAAGCTATTGATGCTGGCGATGAAATCGATGAAATCATTATTGCTCAAAGAGTAAATGATGTGGGTTTATCTTTTGAAGATAATTTAAATCCTTCTGATTATATTAAATCATTATCTCTAAGGAAAGTTCCCAAAGGTAATATCTTAAAGACAGCTAAAGAACTTAAAAAATATACAATAAGAAGGGAAATATTAGATTCTTCTCAAGAGATAGCGAAGAAGATGAAAAATATCGCTCCAGAATCCTCTTACAGAGATATTATCGAAGTAGCTGATAATGTTTACAATTCTCGTATTAATCTTTATGAGATAGGAAACGATAGCCCAGAAAATATTTACGAGGAAATGGAAGCTCTCGTCGAAGAGCGCGGGAATAATCCTGTCACTGAATTCGGCATGATGGGTCCACATGGAAAGATAAATGATATTTATGGTTCTCTT